ATACGCGGTGCTAGCTAAAACTGAAGCTAAGATATATAATAATGTTTTCATGCTGTTAATTGTGTGATATAGCACCTATACTAGGTAATGCTGGGTCAATAGTTCCGTTAAATACTGTGAATGCGACTACGCCATCACAAGTTGTGCTGTTCCAGCTACCCCATAAGCCATCTGGTCCGGCAGTAACTGCAATTAATAAGTCTTCATCAGTGCATACTTGGGCAACTGTTAGTATAACACAAAATGTCCATGTGCATGATCCAGAGTCTCCAAAATCATCAGATGTTACACCATCTCCATTCAAGTCAAAGAAATAGCCCGGGCCAGTTGCACCAGCTGGTGTTGCCGTGTTGTTGAACCAGATCCACTGTCCTCCGCCGCCTTGACAGTTTATTGGAGCAGTTTGTGGTACTACACTAGCCCACCCTGCCCCTAGGGTCAAATCAAATCCTTCAATCCAATTGGCTCCTAGTTGCGGATAACCGGTCATTGTGTAACACATGGTAACTATCTGGCCAGGCTGATATGTATTGTTGATTGGTGGTGGCGTTAATGTGAATGATTGAGCACCATTACATTGTGAGAACAATGCATTGCTGGCAAATAGTGCAATTGCTAATATGATTAATTTCATGTTATTTAATGTTTCTAATAGAAGATATTTTAGTTGTACTGAACGGATAATAGCTCAAAACATAGATCTGATTGGTAATTGTGTCCTCAACCATAATTTCATATCCGTCTCGGGCTAACATGCTAGTGGTTGGTTGCACAATGCATTTTGGATATTTGGTTTGAGCGTCCTTTAGACGATCCATTTGATTAACACAGCTTGTTAGTGCTAATACTGCTAGTAACAATGTTTTTTTCATAATTTTTAATTAATGTATTTGTAACTGTTATATTTAATGTTATTTGATTTAATACGATATATTATCAATGCATTTCCAATACCGGTTTTTTCTGCTGCTTCTGCTAAACATTGATATCGAATACCTTCTATTTCCACTGACCTAGCGTTTCCGGGTAGCCAGCCTTCTTTTCTATTTTCTTTTATAGCAGTACGCATCTTTTGCTTAGCTTCTATAGAATGAGTCTTACCATAGAATGGATTTTTGATACCATGTTTATCATGTTTACCCATTTTAGAACTATCTCGTTTTGGTTTTCTAAGTTTCTGTTTTTGTTCTTCAGACATACCTAATTTAGATTGATGTTCTTTTGCTTCCATATATGTACGGGAACTAGGCGTTATTCTGTTATCTAAACTTTTACCTTTAAGATTACACATTGCCCAAAATGCATGAGCTAACTTTCTATTATCTGGATGTATTCTAATTAATAACCAATGTACTATAAAATGTTCTCGAGCCGTTAATAATACTAAATTAGTTTTTTTATTACTACCACCCATACATTTAGGAACGATATGATGACATTCAAAGTATTGATCAGTACTTTTGTATCTCGATTCCGTACTAGCACGAGTTATGATATTATCATATATTAACTGATAGTTCATTTATAATAAATATCCCTAATTACTCAATGGAAATTTTATAGTTGGGTGTGACTGATAATTACTTAATTGCAAATCTTCTTCGAGTAAACACTTACAAAAATGTTCATTACTAAACCCATTAAATACTGCAGTAGCATCAATCGGACCAATTCCGCATTCTCCAGATTCTGTTGGCCAAAACTCGGTGTTGATGTTTAGAGTTGGTAGTGAAAATGGTTCTCTTGTTCGGGTTGGAACATTCCATTGATCAATTTCTGAATGTAATAATGTTGAGCTGTCACCTGCTGTATAAATCTGATTAAACATTTCCTGAGTAACCATTTCTCTTCTTTCATCTAAATCTAATTCTCTACCAATTTGTTCTTTAACACCGTCAACTTGATTAAGATAGATGTGGCAGTCTCCTAAATTACCAATCAATTCGTCCGGTACCATATTCACTGCTTTAGCAATAATTTCTAATAACAATCCATATGATGCAATATTAAACGGTAAACCTAGTGGCGTATCAACACTACGTTGATTCCACATTAAAGAGATTGCTCTGGTTGGTACATTAGGTGCCCATTTTTCTAACCAAGATTTTATATGTGAATTATCTTTTTCATTTTCATAAACCATCATTCCAATTAATTTAATCTCACCATATGGACCACCATTTTTACCATACCATTCCCATCTTTCTTTTGCACTCAACTCTCTTGTATAAACTTGAAATCCATAATGACAAGGTGGGAGTGTCATTTGGTCTAATTCACCTACATTCCAAGCTGAAACCATTAATCGTCTTGAGTCTGGATTTGTTTTAAGGTCGTTGATTAGGTTTGCGATTTGGTCAATTGGTACTTTAACTTCAAAAAATTCAGGTAGTGATTGTGGTTCACCAACAACATCACTTCTAAATCTTAATTCTCTTGTATACCAACTTCTCCATTGCTTACCATAAATTGGACCTAACTCACCCCATTTTTTAGCAAATTCTCCCGAACCTAATTCGTCACAATTTTCAATCATATCAATAAAAAGTTCTTTTGGGATAATTTTATCAGCTACGCCTTTTACCATTGGTGATAAACCACCAACCTTTCCTTCATTGAAAGCCTTTTCATAAGATTTATAACAATCGCCATCCCAAATATGACAATCATTGTCCACTAGAAATTTAATGTTTGTATCACCACGTAAAAACCACATCAGCTCTGTTGCTATAAGTTTGAAGGGCATCTTTTTAGTTGTGAGTAATGGAAAACCATCTGACATTTTGTGTCTGATTTGTTTACCAAATAAAGACAATGTTCCAGTTCCAGTACGGTCTTGTTTTGTTACTCCATTATCTAAGATGTCTTGAAGTAGATCTGTGTATTGTTTATCTAGATTGTTCATTGATGATTTGTTTTAATCGTTTAATCTCAGCAATTACATCATCGCCTAATTCAATTTTAGACATCATTGATAAGTCTACTATTTGAGAGTACAATATTTTGATTAACTCGTCTTTTGCTTGTTCTTGTTCTTTACTCATAGTTGGTTTCCATGGATTAGGTTGTCCGGTTAGTTGTTGGTACATTGGGTTAAGTTCGCCAGTATATGGATCATATTGTGGAATATCAGTTTCATAGAATTCTACCTCATTAAACTCATATACATTGTTCTTGTCTGAAATGAATTGTAATTCAACATAGGCATTGAACTGAGTGTCGTCTTTTGACATCCAAGCAATTTTATGACATACCGTTACTGTTACATCTCGGCATAGAATATCTTCTGTAACACTTCCGTATTTAGAAGTATACCGAAACTTCCGACCAACATACATCGACCGGAAGTCATGATCCTTAGTGTGAATCTCCAACATCGTGTTTTTCTCCATATATTAGATACGCTGGATTAATAACTTTTGCAATGCGGTTTCTTTCTCCTGTAACTACTTTGATAACAATTCCTTCATGTGGTACTTTGGTTCTTGGGATAAAGTTATTGAAAACAAATTCGTCTTGTACTTCTTGAGACCATCTGCCAACATGCAATGTTTCTACAACAGGTAAATCCAATTGACTCAACATCCAGTCAGCCATTACTGCAGATTCATATTTTCCAGAAACCACAACATCAAATCCAGCAAATTCAATATCAGTTAAACCATAATCATAGTTCTTTTGAATACCAGCTCCATAAATTTCACCATAAATTACTATGCCTGAGCCTAATTCATTGCAGTCTAAAAGATGCAAAGCATACTTTCTCAGTTTGTTTTTGATATCGTATCGTTCTGCAATAGTTCTCCAAACATCGGTTGAATAGAAACCTTGTGAGTCTGATCCTTTCTCAACGTTGTGTGAACCATAAACATATTCATATCCAACTAACTTATCAGCTAACCGGAAGAACTTTTTCACTCGATCCATTAATGAAAGCTTGGTTTTCTTCACAATGCCGTAACGAGCATTTGTACCATGAAGTTTTCTGGAGATATGAACAATGTCATCCTTAGTAAACATTCCGGCCACATTCTTCAAGTTAGGGAACTTGTAGTAGACATGAAAGTTTGGATTGTTACGGTATTTGACCTTTCTTCCAGATGATAACTGAACTTGTCTTACTGGTGGCTCATATTTGAAGATACCTAAAAGATCCATCAAGTCATCGCCTTCTTCCCAAAAATATCCAATACCTGAGGCATATTGTTTTTTCATTTGAGGCAAGCTGTCTAATGAAACAATCAAACACTCGGAATAAACACCTCTTAGTTTAACTGTTCTTACTCGTTGCCCCTTACGCAAATAACCAGTTACTCCGATTGCATCTGATATTTCTGCGGGAACAACGGCATCTGTAGTCATAATTACTACATGCTCTCCTACTGTTTGAGATCCTTTTTTGACGATGGCATTCCATCCACCTACAACTGCTAACTCAATGTTATCAGCTCCTTCAATTGCTTTTATTTCAGCTACGCGTCCTACGTAACATACTGAGTTTTGATTTTCCATATCTTTTTTATTTATTATAAGAAATAAATTTTTAAAATCCAAGGGTTGGCCTAAAACTAAAATCCACCCAAACATTGCAAACAATTAGATCCAACCCAATCATATAACAATTCACATGGTTTTCTTTTGCAAATAATGCTTTACCTTTGCCCGCGCCAACTGCTTCATATCGTTTAGCCCATATACTCAGCTTCAGTGTTTTTCTGATTTGGTTTGCTGTGTAGTTGCGCAGTGCACTGTTGCTTCCCTTTTCCCATCTGTGGCGGAATACCCAATTGGCTTTGAAGCCTCCTATTTTAGTTTTTATAATACTCATTTCCTGATCCTTTTACATAGTGAACTGATATACCGGTTGTTGTGTGTAACTCGATAAACATAGGATTACCGGTTGGTGTGCACAACATTATTTCTCGATTGGTAGGAACCACATCAAACAGAAAGTTTCGATTCTCACCGAGTACTCGGAGTTTGGTTCCTTCAATTGATAAATCTTCGTTGATTGTAATCGTGATGCAGTTGTTGTTAACTGCTTGCACTGACCAATCGTGTAATGTGGGTGTCGTATGCATTATTCAAAACTTTTTAAAGCTTCTGACAGCTTTTGATAAATAATATCTAATTCTTCCTGAGTCTCAATAGGGAAACTTTCAGTTGTTTCAATCTTTAATTCTAGCCACTTTTCGGTGGGATGCATCGTAACATCAATAAAATCATTGGCTTTTTTAAATGAAAACTGATCGGTTATAACTTGTATACTCATTGTTCAAATATTTGATTGTAAATACTACATTAATATCATATGAAATTATAGTTTAACTTCAAACCTATCTCGCATCTTTGTTAACGTTTCTTGCGGTACTCCGTGCTCATTTACTCCGCCGTGACGGTTCTCTACAATCAATGAGTACACTCGATATCCGTATTTCTCAGCTAACTTGTAATAAGCTTCCATCTCCCATTCCTGAGTGAATGTATTTGATACTACAACCTTATGTTCGTACTTCATTAGAAAATCCACCTCCTCTTGACACCAAGTGTGAGCATCTCTAATTAAGTGTGGTTTGAAATTATAACTCCCATTACTATCTACAAAGTACATATCAGCTTCTTTGATATAGCCCTTTGTACCTGCAATTGATTTAGCTAATGTTGATTTACCACTTCCAGGCAAACCTCTTAATAAGAATAACTCTTTCATAACCTAAAAATTACCTGGAGCTACCTGGAAACAAGTTAATCCATTGTCTCTCCACATTTTTACTACTTTGTCTCGGTCATCGAACACACAGAACACTCTGTCTGCTCCTAGCTCATCTAACCATTGTTTCTTTAAGATGTCATCCGGTGTGAATGAACCTTGTGGACGCATCTTCAAGGCATCTGGTCTGATATCATAACCATCTAGCCATGCTATGGTTTCATCGCGACTTATTTCATCTCTTCCTGAGAAGATAACTACATCAAACCCTTGGCGCTTAAATCCGTGAAATGCCGACATAACTGGCATATTTGGTTTATCTAATGCAATGTTCTCCGGAGCAAAGAATATCTTCCAATTGATCTTTCCGTTTGGTTTTGCGGCCAAAGCTCTTCTTTCATCGATCAAAGCCAATGTGCCATCTAAATCAAATATAACTATATCTTTCATTATTATACTGTTTTTATGTAGAAAAAGGGAACCGTTAAGTTCCCTTATTAGATTATATTAATTATAAGAAAATTATCTTGTAATTCCAAGCTCTTGCAATGTTTTTGGAATATAATTTACCTGTTCGCCGGAAACACAGTGATAACGTCGATCAACTCGAGTAAACATGGTGATCCCAAACAACCGAACCGGCATCATTACTAGTTTACCGTGTATGTGCCCGTGTATGTTGCGAGGTACTCGATATTCTAGTTCCATTGGATGCACTGGGCAATGTGTTAACCAAATACCTTTGTACTTTTCTATGCCAGATACACATTGAACATATTTAAGTAGTTCAGATACATGGGTTGGTCTATCATGATTGCCTAACACCACTTTTTTTTGTCCGTTAAGACGGTTTAACAAAGGATAACTATCAGTCTTTTCCATTGTGACATCGCCTAAAATATAGGTTAAATCACGTTTATTTACCACACTGTTCCATTGCTTGATAATATGTTCATCATGTTCTTCAATGCTAGCAAATCCTCGATGCTTTGCCACAAATTCGTGTCCAAGATGTAAGTCTGCTATAAATCTAACTGTTGCCATATTGTTTTCTTTATTATAAGAAATTATTCTACAGGTTCAAAGTCTATATCTGGAATTGTTTCGCAAAAGATAAAATGGGTTTCTGATTGAATTACTGTGTCAGAATTTAACATTTGCTTGAATGCATCAACAAACTCAGCATTAGGTTGTTCTCCTATTTGCTTTGCAAAGTAATAAGTTGGTTTAGATGCAATCACTTTGAAGGCAATGTCATTGTGTTTTATAATATTCATATCAATGCAACCATTCTTCATATCCCATGGTCATTGCTTCTGAAATATCAAGTTTTGGATTTTCTTTCATGTATTTAAGTGCATATGCAACAACTTCAGAAGCTAAACCAAAATCATGGGCATCATTCAAATAATATGTGACTACATCAATTGACTGATTTATACATTCAATTGGTTTTTTGCGTCGACGAAATAATAAATGTTTAATGCGGTCGAAGAATGCTTTATCTTCGATAAAATTTTGGTTTAGCTTCTTTTTCATTGTTACATCATTCCTGGCATTCCATGTGCCATATCCATATCGTTATCAGTTGGTTCGTCAACAATAATACATTCAGTCATTAATACCATAGAAGCAATTGATGATGCATTTTCGATAGCCGTACGAGTTACTTTGGTTGGATCAATAATACCCATTTCCAACATATCACCAAACTCAGATGTTCTGGCATTGTATCCCCATGCACCAGTATTGGTTTTTACGAAGTGAACAATCATATCACTGTTACCTCCCGCATTGGATATAATTTGATACAATGGTGATTCAATTGCACGTTTCACAATTGCAATACCTATAGTTTCATCTTCATTAACACCTTTCAACGTGTCCAAAGCCGGAATACAACGAATCAAAGCAACGCCACCACCAGGAACGATTCCTTCTTCAACCGCAGCTCTTGTTGCAGCGAGTGCATCGTCAACGCGGTCTTTTTTCTCTTTCATTTCCATTTCAGTTGGCGCACCAATATATAAAACAGCAACTCCACCAGCCAATTTAGCCAATCTTTCTTGCAATTTTTCTTTGTCGTAATCTGAAGTAGAAGATTCAATTGATTGGCGGATGATTCGAATTCTTTCTTCGATTGCCTCTCTTTCGCCGGCTCCATTGATTACAGTTGTTTTATCTTTGGAAATTTCAACTTTTTCGGCGGTTCCTAGCATGTCTAACGTCATATCAGCTAACGTGATACCTCTTTCCTCAGAAACAACTGTACCACCTGTTAGAGCCGCTAAATCGTCTAGCATCTCTTTGCGTTTTTCTCCGAATCCAGGAGCTTTTACTGCTGCAATTTTCAATGCACCTCTGATGCGATTCACAACCAATGTGCTCAATGCATCTCCATCAAGATCCTCAGCTACAATCAACAATGCTTGTCCGGTTTGAACAACTGGTTCTAGGATTGGAAGCAGTTCCTTCATGCTTGAGATCTTTTTGTCAATCAACAAGATAAATGGACTTTCCATTTCAGTGATCATTTTTTCTTGATTGGTTACAAAGTATGGAGATAGGTAACCTCTGTCAAACTGCATACCTTCCACAGTTTTCACTTCTGTTTCAGTTCCTTTTGCTTCCTCAACAGTGATTACGCCATCGTTTCCAACCACATTCATTGCTTGAGCAATTAAAGATCCAATTGTATTATCATTGTTTGCTGAGATTGAAGCAATTTGTCTGATTTTATCATTGTCATTGCCTACTTCTTGAGAAATTGATTTTAATTCTTCAACAACCACACTAACTGCTTTGTCGATCCCACGTTTCAAATCAATTGGGTTTGATCCTGCTGCGACACTTTTAAGTCCATCAATGACCATTGCTCTTGCTAACACGGTTGCTGTGGTTGTGCCATCGCCAGCAACGTCAGCTGTTTTAGAGGCAACTTCTTTTACCATTTGTGCACCCATGTTTTCCATTGGATCTTTTAGTTCCACTTCTTTAGCAACTGATACTCCGTCTTTGGTAATGTGTGGTGCTCCGAATTTTTTACCGATTACAACGTTGCGACCTTTTGGCCCTAATGTGCAGGCTACTGCGTTTGCTAATTGATTAACACCTGATGCTAATTTTGCTCTTGATTCGCTACCGAATTCAATTTGTTTTGACATAACTTGTTCCTTTTTTTATAACTTTATAATAAATATTACAATTCTATTTTATTTGCATATTTTAATAACATTTCTGTGTTTTTCCAAGCATTACACCCGATTCTTTTGCCTTTTCCGGCAAGTGCCATGTCTTGATAGAAATTTACATCCCAACAGTTGCCGGTTTTGTCATAGTTCAGAATGGCATTCTCATAGAATGTCTCTGAGTTAATCACAAAGATTGCATCTACGCCTGGGTGATGAAATGATATTGAATCACATTTGCCTCGTTTGTTTGCTCCAATATTCTTGGCAGCGGCTGATGTTTTTCTGATGGCTAGTTTTTTATGTTCATTGCGATGTGCACCAAACAAATGATCATAGCCATCAGCATCCACTACCTGGCCAGGACAATTAAAGAAATTTTCGAGATATGGTAACACTACCTGTTCAGAAAGCTTGCCAGCATTTATTGTCATGGCTTCTCCTGACTTTAAAAATAACTCAATCATTTCATCTGTGATGTGATTTGATACGAATACAGGCATCATTATAACTCGCCCATTGTTTTGAAATCTGTGTGTTGTCATTTAATTAGCTATTTCTAAAAATTTATTGTTAATTGTTTTTGCCACTTCCATCATATTGCCTGTCTGAATAAATTGAGCATCTGCGCCATACATTCTTTTGAATAGATTTACAGCCGTGCTATAAAATCTATCGTATATGAAATAACTCAGAATGCTAATATTATAAGATTTCATTTCATTGATTACCGCGCGGGTAAATTCAACTCCATCATAATTCCTATAACATCCTTTGATTGATGTTGGTTCGCCATCTGAATAATTAATAAAGATTAATTCATCTCCTTTAGCATCCGTTTTAATATCTTTGATGATACTTTTAAACGCAATTCCTTCTGGTGTCAAACCAAATGTCTTAAGATATTTAAAATAAGTTTTGATTTTATTCAATTTATCATGAGCTGAGTCATACGCATACATTGTAACACATTGTTCAGTGCCAGACATATCGTGACTTGTTCCTCGCAATGAAATTTGCACTCTAATTCCATTGGTCATACTAGCCGCTTGGGCAATTGCAACGGCACTTGTAATTGCATTATGCAATTTGTCTCCGCCACTCATTGATCCAGATGCATCAATTGAAATGTGTATAAAATAGTTTTTAAAATGATCCGTTACTATGCGATGGAACACATTGACATTGTTGTATCCTAATTGAGCAACCAATCTTCTATCAATCTTACCAGTTTGTAGTCGTGTCGATTTAAGACTCTTATCTGCATTTCTTAATTGAAGTTTGTTTCCTAATTGTTTGCCTAACAAGATTCCTTTTTGAACCGCTATATCCATTTTGTGAACACTTGAATTAGATTGAGTTGATATTGTTCTAACATTATTAATATAATCAGCAGCCCAACTGTCAAATAAATGAGGCATTGTGCATATAATTCCAGCATTGATTTTTTTAATTACAACAGTGGTAACCGGATCTGCTTTGCCGTCCATACTAGTATACACTTCGCGGGTTTCAGTTCCAGATTCTTTAATTGCATTAACCAATCTAGATTGCGATTTGCTTAGTCGACCGGTCTTTTTAGATTGACCATTTAGAAAATCTGATTGAGACTTAATTGCCTTTTCTAATCGAGCTTGGTCCTGGGTTGATAACTCAGTTACAATAATTTCTTCTTTAACCTCATCTTTTGAGTCAGTGTCTTCCTCAGCAGATTCATCACTGTCATCATCTTCATCATACTCAGCTCCACTAAACTGATCATCCGTGTCATCTGTTTCATCATAGTCTTCTTTATTAGAGTCTGGTGCATTGCCATCCATATCAGTTTTGTCAGACTCTGGTTCATCTTCCCATTCTTCTGATGGAGTTGTATTAGATGATTTGTCAGATTCTGGACCTGAATTGCCCGGGCTCTTCTCATTGCTTATTAAGCCGTTATCTTCATATAGTTTTTCAAGTTTTTTCAATTCAACTTTAGATACAGCCTCCTTGATGATTCTATATGTATCACATGCAAGATCCAATGCGTCTAATGTAGACTCCAATCGCCCAATAGTTTTTAAATCAATTAGGTTCCAAATATCTCGCAATCGTTTCAATGCATTAAGATTTCTATGTGGATTAGTAAAATTGATAATATGAAACATATAACAATCCCAATCTTCTATAATCTTTGCATTTTTCTGCAGAGCTTTATCAATAATTTTATCATTGAAATACACGGCATACATGGATTCATAATATGAACGGTATCCTGGAGCATTTGTATATACTTTGAGATCAATTCTTCGATCTTCAATCCAATTCAACAAATCTTTGATATGTTTGAGGTCGGCATTTGACATATTGCAATCTGGATCTAGTCCTCTGTATCTTATATGAGTTGAAAAATTGCTAGTTGCTAATGTACTACCTCCTTTAAATATATCAAAATCAGTATATGCAATATGAGAACCTTCGTGTAATGCTAATCCAACTGCAGAATCAAAATTCTTGCCATCTAAGGTTGTACCAATTACAACAGATTCGCCATCCGTGTAACTAGAATCATTGTTTTGAAATACTACTGGTATTTGCTTGCCGGTTACAATGTTAACAAAATTCCCAATTGCTCGTTGCGCGGCCGCTAATTTAGTGTAATCCTTGTTTGATTTACCGAAATCAACATCGAATTCACGATTTAACCAAAAATTTGAAGATTGTGTCTTAGTTGCCATACTTTAAAATTAAAATGGATGAAAGTCTTCGGTTGGGTGATCTAGCTCACCGCCTACATTAAATATATCAGTTGCTGCTTGCTCCATATGTTTCTGCACAACTTGTTTAACATATGTTCTTTCTGAATCAGTACCTCCTGATGCGTCAAAGAATGGTATGATTGAAACTTCAGCCGCTTCTTCCAAAGAAAAACCATCACACAATAATTCACATACTCGCACTGTCATACGAGTTGATATCATGGTGGTTAATTTGCCTTCTTCGGATCGCCATTCTTTGCGTGTTGCATCTGCAATGTCAGCCACTGAATGTATTAGGCTTGCTGATAACTTGTTGCCATACTTGTATGTTAACAATGCTTCTTCTCGCTCTAATGATAGAATATCAACTTCGATAATTTCAAATCGATCCATCAATGCTCTATCCAATACTCGGGTTGATGTGTATTCAGTTCCGATATTTGCTGTGGCAATAAATGATACTCCGGAAGCTACGTGAATTGTTGGGGCATCGATGTGTTCATCTAATCTTAGATAGCGTTGACCTTCATCTAACACCGTCATTAAAATATTCCATGCTTCTGGATGTGCTCTGGATAATTCATCTAGCAAAATTACCGAGTTCTCAGTTTTAATTGCCTTAACAAATGCAGATTCATCAAAACATGTTTCGCCATCCTTAAAATGCGTGTTTCCAATCAATGTTGCACGTGGATCTTGAGTAGCTCCTAAGTTAAAATAAAAGAATGGACGATCCGTTGCCTTAGGTAATGCTTTTGCGGCTTCTGTTTTACCACAACCAGCTGGACCTACCATCATGATGTTTTTACCGCGGAGGGCTGACCGAACAAGATATTTCCATTTAATGTCAGTCATTTCTAAATCAGCTGGCTTAATTTTTGCAGCATTTTTAATTAGTTGCATTACTGGATCTAATGGAGTGGCTTCAATTGGCGTTTCGGCAACCGTGTATGATTCGTTTGGTTCAACCTCACTTCGACTGCATCGTCTAGCTCTACCACTATCCATGTCATACATTAGCAACTGATCGTTGTCCCTTGCAACATCAATAATGCTTTGACGAAACAAATGCGTGATGTTTTCTTTGGTAGCAATATCATATACTAAGTTAGTATAGACATCTACATAGCCATATAATTTTTTCATTGAATCTAGGATTTTATACTTATATAATATGAAATAAAAATATAAAATCCAAGATTTATCTATAAATTTTTTGCACTAATCCATTATCATAATGTATTAACAAGTAGCCAACTGCATCCGGATTAACCTGTTGTCCTAATAGGTTGGTGATATGTGATATAGTTAAGTTGGTATGTTTATTATCAATAGCAATAGGATCATATGTATATTGATTGCCATTAAAATCAACCTGTGTTAATCTGTAATAATTAGTTGCAGTACTGATATATGTTTTATCTCGATATGAATATGTCGATGCCGAACTAGTTGTCCCAGCTCCGGATTGTTTATCGATTACTTGCCACAAAGTGCCATCGATTGATCTTTCAATGATATAGTAATCATTATTTAATTCGGTAGCAGTCTTCCATGTTAATAAATTGTGGGTATTATCAGCTGTGCCAGCAAACTCAATTAATTCAATAGGTAATGGATTAATTTCAAGCAATTGAATATTATCAATCCACCATTCTTCACCAGCCGAATTAATACGACAATAAATGTCAACTGCTAACTGTGTGATGCCGGTTGGCATAGTTAGCGTAATTGTTGATGGGCCTGTCGTTGTGTTGCCAACTGGGGCTGTATAAACATCACCGGTAGGTGCAGCTGAGTTAGTGAATGTTCCATTAGCAGTATGCGTAATTACGCCAGTTGCTGTGTAAGGCCATGTAGAATTGTTGTTGCCGGTTATTCTGAGTTCAGTTATATAGGTAGCTCCGCCATTTCTAGATACTTGAACGTTGATATAATCTGCTACATCGACACCTCTTGTTGTTGCGGTTGAGTTAGTAAATGTTCGAGATGCTAGTCTAAATTTCAATTGATATACACGTGATGCAATTAAACCAGTTACATTGGGTAACGAATACCAATCTTGCTCAATAACGGAAGCAGCAGTACCAACCCCATATATTACAGCGCTTTGAGTAGGAGAAACTGATGTACTAGTTGACCAAGATGCCGTTGTTGCAGGAGTCCACCATCCAGCTGATGCATAAATTGCAGAATAGGTTTCCATGTTATCATATTGGATAACCGTTTGTGCCGTGATTGAAACGCACGTCAATAAAAATAGTAGTAACAATTTCATAAGATCCTTTATTAATAATTATCAACAAATGATCTTTTGAAAATTACCAGTTTCTACAAGACCAGTAACGAGCTTTAGTACGTGGGCCTGGATTATCACAGTTATGTCTAGCTCGGAAGCTTTTTCTTCTTGCTGGATTATTCTTTTTGATGCTCATTGTTTTTTGTCCAGCTCGCTTTGCTGAGGTGCCTCCATGGCCAAAGTTAACTTTAACTACATTGCCTTCTGCATTGCGTACATACACTTTGAATTTTTTAACATCGCCTCGGGTTGGTTTCCCCAATTGCACTTTGCGGCCCTGATATTCTGCTTCGTGTAATGTTGAAACTTTGCCTTCTTTGATATCACGCATTAGTTCCAATGCACATCCATCACAAATTGTAGTTTCTTTCATGTAATCCTTGTTTTGTATATTTTCATTATTTTTTGATTTGTTGCCCCAATTTTTTGCGCCTTGTTTGCGACATTTAGATAAAGCTAAAGACCCATATGCTGATGGCCAGGTTCCTCCATCCTTTGTATACCGCGCTTTAACTTTGTAATAACAAGCATCTCGTTTCGGAGTTTTTTCTTCATCTACAATTGATTCTGCTTTTGGAGTTCGCTTACCCATACCAACTTTACGTTTTTGGGCTACCAATGAATCTTTTTCTTTTTTGTCAAAAGAGCTCCATGTTTTAGGAGTGTCATCTGAAACTTTGCGACTAGGCCGACATTTCTTTACACCTTTTGTTTTAGAATTACCACATGGACGACCGTTTTGATCTAACCATTTTTCTTTAACCCATCGACGTAAATCTTCATTTATAATATCATGTAATTTAATCATTATAGTTCCTGTCTTATTGCTAGTTTAGGCAACCATTTTCTCCATGTCGTCAATATAGTTTGCATTTCATCAGCTGTGATTGCTTTCTGATTGACCCACCCAGTTAAATATTTTTCAACTACTTGTTTGAATGGCTGTTTTGATTTTTTTGCTTTTGTATGTAATCCATGGATCATTGCTGGTATTTCCTTTTTAAGCAAGAAATAATTCACGGCTGACAATTCACCCGAATTGATTTTGCTTCGGCGATTCATGTCTGATGGCATGAATTTAGATGACTTTGTGTTCCAACCACTTTGTGTGGTATGTTCAATTTCATGTCTCAACAAGTCTCCAAGATGCATTGCAGTTTTGCTTAAAACTTGAGGCCAATCCGCCGGATCCATTTCAAAACGTATTTCTATCAATGGAGGCTCATCTGAGACCCTTTTGGTGCTGTTATATGCATCGCCTCCATAACGGTAATCCTTTAATCCTTGGGCCCATTGTACTTTAAGAGACACGTAAAAATCAAGCGGAATAGTAGGATTTTCTACTTCCTCAAAGTATATTTTTTCAAATTGAGCATCATCATCGATATTAGGCACCTTTTCATCGGATTTAAAGTATATTTTCTGACCTGCAAACATACCATTAGGATCTTGCGTGGCTGAATAACTATCTTTAACAACTCGAAGCATTTTTCTTGATAGATCTGTTACTATGCTATCATATCGTCCTTCTATTATCAATGTTTTAAGTGATATCATATTAATAAATATCAGTCCATTAAATTATAGTTCCACCAAGTCTCTTTTTGTTTGTTGAACGGATTACCAGCTTGTTGGTAATAACAATTCAAACATAGCATCTGCAGATTTTCTATGCGGTGGTTTACTTCATCTCCGTCAACATGGTCCAACAGCAATGGCACAGTGTCATCTGTTACTCGTCGTTCTGAGTATCCACATGATGCACATTCTTCTGGCAATATTGCCAATGCTAATAATCGGTTACGAAGCTTCCATGTTGGGTAGTTTGGAAACTCGCCTTGTAGAATTCGGTCTATAGAATATGGCCCTGAATTAGCCCCTGCTGAATCTTTTGTGATGCCAACGCCAGCCTGATTGGTATGCATATCATACAAGGTCTTTTCTGTTTCCCGGTCTCGATACATGTTAGCATACTTTTTCCAAGTTGTAAATGATACACGACAAAATCTAGCAGCTTCTGAATTTGACTTGGTATTGGACATTGCATACCGGATATCTGATTCTGACAAATCAAATGATGTTCGACCCCGACCATAAACATACTTATATTTAGGTTGGTCTTCCATTAATATACTCCTAACTTTCTCAGTTCTAACAATGCAGACTTTGGCGACATTTTTTTCTCAAACATGTTAGTTAACTCGGGTTTCAAATTCATTGTAAAGTCTACAAAGGTTTGTGGATAAACATTAGATGTTCGTTTAATTTCCGCATACCATGTTGAATATGATGCATAGTCTTCATCGAATCGATCTAAATCGGTTCTGTTTTCCCAATACTCAATTTGATCTTGCAGTGGCCATAAATTTACTGGCACTGATGCATCTTTTCTGCGTTCTGGTAATATCGGTTGACCTTTTGCTCGATTTGCATTTCTAGTAATGAACTTGTCCATTAAATTGATAGAACGGTCTTTTGGGGACATTCCTGAGTGTGCTGATTTCTTTCCCATAACTTATTTTGTTTTTTCTCGTAATATAACTAGTTTGCGCCAAGCATCTTCTGCTCGATATATGTATTTTTTAAATTTAATGATGTCTTGCTGTTTGCGCGCAAAGTCAGCTTTTTTTATGTTGCGATGATATGCTGCATGCAGCATTCCAATTCGCCAATTATATAACCATTTAAACATTTTTTTTATATTTTATTATTGTTACTAATAATCCTTGTTCTGCTAACTCTGTTTGTACTTCGTTACAGTCATCCCAGAAATCAACAAATATACTACATTGACCTACCTGATGTGTAATTGTAGAACACTGCACTGCTTGTATATAGCTTTGTCCACAAATTTCCATTAAGCATGCTATAACATGTTGTACTGTGGTATTGTTATCGTTAAGCAATATTACCTGCCACTGTCCACGCTTACTAGTTGATTGTTTTTTTGACATCTCTAATTATTGCACATTGTTCAAAAAATTCATGGCGCTCTGCATAATCTAAACAGCTTTCTAGAAACTTTAGTTTGCGAGGCTCACTCCAATCATATGGCCATATCCACGAACTGCCAGACATAGCATTAATAGAATCTATTAATAGTTTGTTAACATAGTTTTCATCCATAACTTATAATATGAAAATATTAAGAATAATCCAAATTATTTGCTTTTTTGATCGCGTATGATCAATTCACCTAATACTTCTAGACGACCTACTTCTCGTTGAAATTCAATCGGAGTCATGGTCAATGAAATACTTTTCAATGTTTTTTCAAATTCCTTTTTAGCAGAATCGATATCGAATTTACCAGCTGTAGCTTGTTTATAGTATGAAGCTTTCACTTTAAAGTGATGCCATGTTAATAATGCCAACCCGCCTTTTTCTTCAGCAGTTGAAGCTATCTTAGCAGCACCTTTTCCGCGTGTTTCTGCAAATTCCTCAAACTTATCGTTAGTTTGTTTGGATTCAAATAATAAATTGTATAGTTTCATATTAATAAATATCATTCATGCCAAATTACATTTTTAAACTTTTCAGGGGACAACCCAAAGTAATTAGTTCGCCAAGCTGTTTGTTCAAAGAAATCTAAATAAAACCATTTATCCTTTAATTGCCACAATCGTTTTGCAATGTCATCCCAATCATTATTTATTACAAAATTTTCAATTTCAAATTTCTTTTCATGTATTAATTCATATTCAAATGAATCCCATTCATAATGAAATACTTCAAATACTGAATTTTCAGATACGTAATCTATAGAAATATCAATACCCCATTTGGGTTTCATTTTGATAATTTTATATAACATTGGATTATGTGATGCATACTGTGTTAATTGTTCTAACGCAGAATCATTATATGCTTTTCGTTCAAACAAATCTGAATGGTTAATATGTGCGCCTTCAAACTTATCCCACACGATCCATGGCTGCCGTATCACAGTTTCATGTCGGCGAACTTTTTTCGGATATCCGTTGATATCTGCATATCGTTGTTCGATTGTAGTTAAATGATATCCATTTTGATCGAATAAATCAGTACAACGTTTATCAGATAAAATATCAACATCTTCTAATTTTACGTTCCAATATGGATCTGGATTAAATGTTGTATTTTCTATATTCATAGTTTATTTTTTAAATATTGGTCCGCCTGTTACCCATGCAGCACAACTTCTTGCACCAGCACATTTGAAATGAAGAAAATTACAATAACCTAAATCACCTTGTTCAATTGTAGCTAATGCATCGATGTTTTTTTCTTTGCCTTCAATTCCGTTAGTCATACAATCATACATTTTGTCTGATATATCAAATGCAGCACAATTAGCACATTTCATTGTTTTAGCAGTAGCTTCATCAGTTTTCCAACGCTTTGCAGCATCTTTCCAATATTTGCCTGGCTTATCTGGATTTGCTGGTCCATAATGATAGTCATCTATTCCGTGTTGGCGATTTTTCAAATTAACATGAATATCTTGTGTTGCTATTGGACAACCCGTTTTTGCTTCAATCAATAAATGTTTTAATTTTTCCATCATTATTTTTTATGTTTTGAAATTTCAACTGCAGCTAATTGAGCCAAAGCAGCTTTTTTTGATTTAGGTTGTTTGGATAATCTTCTACCAGTTTCAGTAGTAGCAAAGTATCCAGATTCTGTTTTTTCAATACGCTCTGGCATCAATTGTTTGAGATGATTTTTAAATCCTACTGGTACAAATTGAGGTTGTTGCATATTATATGAATTTGATTCATGTTCATGATGCATTTCATTCATTAGAAAATCTCCAACTTCTTGTACATCATCTTTTGAAGTTGCAATATGGTCTGCAGCCCAATCGTGTCCATTACTTAATATCTCTTGAACTTGATCGGGGTTCATCTGCAACATGGCATCTACATATTTTTTAATAATTTTTAAGTTGCCAAAAAACATATAATTTCCATTCTCATCATTGCAACCATTCGTGCCTCCACAACCACAACTACATTCATTGATTTGTTTTTTCATTGTTATTCCTTTTTTTGTATATAGGCCAATTCTTAGTTTTTTCATTTAGCCAATCAGCTCGGTCATCACAACCACAATCTTCATCAAGGAGTTGAGCAATCTTTTTTGCAATTTGATCTAATCCTGTTGCTGCGGTAATTTTTTTAATGTCGTCGCCTAATCCTTTACTTTGCATTAGGATATCCTCCTTTTCTCATAAAGTCTTCAGGTTGTTCTAACTCAGGTTGAAGTCTATAATTTGTAGTTAACTCTTCTCCAGGTTGTATATCACGTTTTGCATATACATATCTTTGATTACCTTTTTTAATACTATACATGTTAGGTTCATCAGAATGATTATGCATCTTTCCAATGTGTCCAACAGGTTGACCATTTTTATGAGCTAAACCTATAAGTTGATCTTTTCTAAAACCTTGATTAGAAAACAAACCTTTATTGGCTCCTTCTATTTTAGAAGGCTTTACTACAACATGATTATGTTGCATTATCAAGGATTCAGTAACTTCGTCTTGTTTTTTGAATGCCGATGGTAATATGTATTTGTCGGCTTTGATTGCTTTGGCTAAAATTGCCAATAAACTACCGCCTGGCGCAATTGCCATACCTGTTAATCCTAACATTTTCACTACATCACCCATTTGATTGCGAACCCATTTCCATTCTTCTGAAGTTAGTTTTTCTCCGTTAAGATGTTGCAGTAGCATGGCCATTGCGTGTTTTGTTTCATCGGTTTCGGTTTTAACTGCACCTACAAACCGTTTAACTTGATCTTTTGTTTTTTTAGCTAAATCTGGCATATCTACTTCTTTTACGACTTGTTCTATTGCAAGACGACCTCTAGATACTTTTTGCTCAATACGATTTAAACGTTCTAAATAACCTTGATTACGTAGATGTTTATAAGCCATATTCTCAATCGAGTATTCTCCCTCAGCTTGCAAGCCTGTACTACGGAGATGGCGTAATCTTTGTTTTATGTTTTGAATTTTTTGTTCTACTTGTGGATCTTCTTCTTTTAAAGCATCAATCTCATATTGGTATGGATCTGCCTTTTGTTGAATTGCAGAATCATCAATCGATACTTGGTCAGCTGATGGTTGTGAAATCCATTTGCCTTTCATCACCGAATAAACGCCTACTGTTGAATGTAATTCCTGATTTGAATCTTGGGCATAAAGTTCAATGTTCATGCCTTTGTATATTAATGGATAATTTACATTCCATATACTTTTTTTAGCATGCATATAATTACCAACCAAGTGCATGTTATCACCCACTTCCATGTAATTAATTACAACATGCAAATCAATATCACTGTACTCAGTCCAATTGTAATTTGCATTGCTTCCAATCAAAATAACATCATGTATATCTGCATTTATTTCTAGGAAATTATAAAATTCTTTGGCAATTTTCATAAATCCAACACGCAACTTTGGACGAAGTTGATCGCCTTTCCAAAGTTTTGGATTAAGTGTGCTCTGTGTTTCGTATTCGGTTATCATCTATAATAAATATCACGATTTCCAAAAGAGCTGAACTAATATTAAGGCAAATGCTAATGACAAGGATACTGCTGTTTTTAAATTGATGGCTTCATGTTTAAACACATAGGTCATAATTGTAAAAATAAATATTCCTGCCGTGAATGACATAAACCTGCCGGGCCAAAACATTCCATTAAATCCTTGCACTACAAGACTTGTTGCTTCCATAAACAACCATGTGATAGGAACTCCGAGAAGCATCAGCCAAAACTTGTGTTGTTTAGCCCACGGCCATAAGATAGGTCCATTTGTCTGTATCCACACAATTCCTTGACCAAACATGAACATAAGATATGCCATGATAATGTAACGATAATTCATACTATAATATAATGAATTAACATACAATTTCAAAGATTAGAAATCTTTATTAACGCCAATATTGAAACTCTGTGCTCGATCGTAACCTAAACCACTCTGAAAGCAATAACTCAAACTAAGCGAATAATCATTTTTAAGAAAGATGCTGGTATTGAAATCATATTCAAACAGCAATTCTTTATATGTGTAAAAATAATTTACCCCACCACTCATTGAAAATGCATAATAATCATTTGATAGCAATGGATATGTAATTTTTACTCCGTTATATTCAGATCCTTTAAGCAAAGACCAATATCCAAAATTTACGCCTACTGACATTCCTGATTTAAAGTATCGACCATACTCAATCGAAGCTCCTAATAATTGTTTCCAATCTTTCATTGGAGAATTAAAGAATGCACCAGTACCAATGCATATGTAATTGTGATTCTGAATAGTGTCCTGAGCAATACTGTTTGTAGTTAGTATAATTGCTAATGTTGCTAATAGTATCTTGATCATTTTCTTGTTGTCCTAGTTGCTGGCTTCTTTGCAGCTGGTTTACGGGCTACTGGTTTTTTTGTTGTAGCTCTAGTTTTTCTAACTGGTTTAGCTGGAGTTTTATCTTTGAATATTTTTGGATATAAAATAGATCCTAACATGATAAATGCTAAAGAAATTGCCCCAATCATAAAATTGGAAAAGTTATTCAGTAAGTCAATCATTTTCATGGTTTCTGCCTGACCAACCTCTGTTTGTAAATCTAACAACCAATTGATATCATTCATTGTGGCATTCATCTCAGCATTAAATGCATCAGATGTTATTATAGATTTAACTTTGTTTGTATCTGCAGATGTTAAAATGAAATCGATAGTTTTATCTAAGTCAGCCATTTCCGCATTAACTTTATCAACCATGTTGGCTTCTGATTCAACTAGATATGTGCTAGTGTATCGATTCCACAAAGTATCACGTTCTATGCGTTGTTCTAGAATATATTCTCGTTGTTGTTGAATATTTCTGATATCAGTGTTAGATGTAGTTAGGGCATCTTGAACTGTTGTGCCAAAGTAATCAAAAATATGAGATAGCATAGGAGCTGGCTTCAATCTATCTTCTAAAATTGTAGTGGCTGATGTTGATATATTAGATTCAACATATTTTCCGAAACTGGCTACGACAATGATAATTCCTGTCAATATAACCATTAATGTTGTTTGTTTCATTTAGTTTTTCTTGTCGTAGACCTTTTAATGGGTGCTTTTTTTGTTGATGATGTAATCTTGCCGGATTTAGCATTTGAAAGAAACTCTGCTGGATTCTCAGAAAATTTAGTTGATATTTTAATTATTCCTGATAAGATTTCCGGCGAATTTAATCCTACCAATCCGTATACTAATGCTTTCCACATTGCTGCGATTGCAAATTGTTCTAATATAAACCACGCAATTAATGATGCAATCATTGCTGCAAACATATTATTTATGATTTGTGATGTTGTTTTTTCTTCAGGGTTTTTAC